GGAATTGGAGCTAGTCCAGACACAGGATACAAACTACATGTTCAACAAGATGGGGCTAATGCCAACGCGATGATTGAGGCGGGTACTGGCTATAATCTAGCTGCCCTAGACTTTAGAGGTAACGGAGTAACACAAGGAGGTATCAGTGGTGGTACAAGTAGCACCAGTGGATATTTGGCATTTAGCACGAATAACGCTGGATCAATAGCGGAGAGGGTACGATTCGCTGCTGACGGTTCAGTCGGAATTGGAACATCCGTTCCATCGGATATGCTTGAATTATCCGGCTCATCTCCAGAAATACGGCTAACTGATTCTGACCTAACCAGCACCTATTCAGTGTTGTCAGGAAACGGCGGTCATGTGTCCATTCAAGCTGACCCAGCGGGTAATACTTCCGGCAGCAGAATCACTATGGAGGTTGATGGAACCGAACGGATGCGGGTCGCATCCGGTGGCCAAGTCTCCCAACCTGTCACGACCATCACGCCAAGCTCATCGGCTACAGTCACTTACGCGGTGGATATGGATGCGAGCAACATTCAGAACCTTGTATGCCATGAGGATAATGCGGATATTACAATCAACGTAAGTAATATGGCAGCCGGTAAGACTGTAAAGCTGCACGTTGATTTCAGTAGCGTTTCATCATTTAGCTCACTAACAGTAAACTGGAATAACAACCAAGTCTACGAGCCGGATACGGCTGCCGCGATGGTTGATGGGATAGGGGATGATATGATTAACGCTACTTACACTAACTTTATGGTTGACCTAACTGCCTACGGAACCAGCGCGAGTGACGTTTACGGTTCTGCAACAGTGTTCGCCTAAACAAACAAACTAATACTATTATGCCAAACACATATACATGGACTCGTATGGACCCTCTCGTAAAAACAGAGGACGTAAGTGGGTCTCCTCAAAAAGTAGTGGAAACGCTAGTCGCAGGTATGACCGCCCAATCTGATGATGGGTATTCAGCCTATATGGATTCAGCGATCTCGACCCCCCTTGACCCTGACAACTTCATTCCCTTTGATGATCTTCCAGAATCTTGGGCGGTTGATAAGGCCAATTCTGTTGCAGATGAAAGGGGCTGGAAAGATGCGCTGGACAAACAGATTGAAGCAGCAAAGGCGCGTCCATTGCCAGCCAAGTTCCCTTGGCAACAGGCAGAGGAAGCACCTTCTGAATAATTTAAGGATAATCGGGTGGAGTGATGATGAATGATTTGGAATGGTTGAAGATATTTGGAGTAAACGGAGGAGTGTTTGCCACTGTCTCTCTCTCTGACTTGGAGGTCATTCTAAAAGTAGTAATGCTTTTCCTTACTTGTGTTTGGACGGGCGTTAAAATCGTTAAACTCATAAAAGAAGAATGAAAGAAAAACTAAAGAGTAGGAAGTTGTGGATGGCTATTGGTGGTCTTTTGACTGTGGCCGCTACTGAATGGCTTAACCTGTCACCGGAGTTAACTGACCAAGTAGTCAGTGCTGTAATTATCATCGTACCTGCGTACATCGGAGGTCAAGGCATAGTAGACGCGATGAAAGAATACGCATCCTCTGGTAAGAAATGATATTAGAGGCACTCAAAGGCTTGGCCGCACTGCCTCGGCTGGTTGATGCGGTCGAGTCTTTGGGAGACATAGCGCGGGTGGAAATGGCCCGTAAAAGAAAAACAGACAAAGATGAAATGCTGGACGATCTTATTGCTGATGCTCGTAAGCGCAGGTTGCATAGGCGTGAAACTGAACGGGTTTCAGGAGATAGCGGAGAGGAATCCAGTGGGGCTTGAGAACGCAGTGGAGACAGATGAAGGAGCAGAATTTATCAAACAGCTTGGACAATACATAAATCAACTTGAACAACAGTTGGAGGCAGGACAATGACACTAACCGAATTGGCAGACCAGATTACGACTAAATTAAGCGATACCGATTCCGCGTCTGTCGCAACCTGCAAGAAGTTCGTTAACAATCGTTACCGGATGTTATGGGATACGGGGCTATGGACAAACTCACTTGGAGTTGTAACCAAGGCGGTGGCAGCAGAGGACGAAACGCTGACTTTATCCGGTGATCCAACCATCTTTTACTACCCGACATCCTCAACAGTTGCCTCCACAGCCCCAAGATTGGAGTTTGTGGTGGCCATGAAGTTTACCGAGACAGGGAAAGAGGACGGGACAGAGGTTGTCGGTTCCAACTGGATACAATTCTTCCAGCTAGACCCTAACATTTGGGAGAACACCAGTTCCCGAAGGGCTAACCCTTCTAACTTTACTCCACTGCCCCCTGACGCAAGCGGGTATTGCCGGATTAAACCCCTTCCAACGCCAAAGAACGCTGGAACACTGTACGCATTGGGCAAATTAAAGTTCACCGAGCTTGGTGACTCCGATTCTCCGGTGGTTTTAGGTGCTGATAACGTGCTGCTGGCCTATGCAGAGGGCGATATGCTTGAACGCTCCATGCAATACCAGAAGGCACAGGCTAAATACACTGAAGCAACAACTTTACTACAGATTTGCAGGGACTTGGACAATGTTCAACCGGCGAAGGTGAGCAGAATCATCCCTGACGTACCGAACCACTGGCAAACACAGGATTTTGTTAACTAATGCCCGTTCTATCCAATGACGTGCTGGACGACCCGTTGATTCTCGACGGGAACAACAGTTTTGTGGGAGGACAAGTGAGCGCATCCCGTGCAAACCTTGTTCCGCCGGACGCATACGCTGAAGGCAAGAACATTGACCTCGACGAGTTTGGAAATGCTGTAACCCGCAGGGGTGCAAGCCTTCAAGCGGGGTATTTGATTTGGGAAGACACTGCTGTTGATTGGGAAAGCGAGACTTCCATTTGGGAAGGACTGGTTGAGCCTATTACTTCACTCGGATACTTTGATACAGGTAGTGAGGAGTACATTGTTATTGCTGACGGTTCCAATTACCTAAAGGCTGTTACTGAAGCAGGTGGGTTCACCCTCTTAACCGGAGCAACCTATGCCTCTGGTGCGGTTGTGCGTTTCGCGCAGCTTAACAATCGCTTTTACTACACTGATGAGGCAAGTGCCCTGCGCTATGTGGAAGGTTCCACTGATCCTGTCACTGCCGAGACAATTACTGCCGGTAAAATCACCAGTATCACCATTACTGCTGGTGGAGCAGGTTACACTTCCCCTCCAACTGTAACCATAGATGCACCTTCATCTGGTGTGACCGCAACCGGAACATCGGTGTTGGGTTATGACGGTAGTGTGGTCAGCGTGACCATGACTAACGAGGGTTCGGGCTATAATAAGGATAATCCTCCCGCAGTTGCCATCGCCTCCCCTTCCAGTGGGACGGATGCGACAGGAACAGTCCATATTTCCCAAATACCAAGCAAACCGAAATTTATTGTAACCCACACCAACAGGCTTTTCGCTACCAGCGCGGATACTACGGTTCCCTCTGACGTATTGTATGTGAGCGGGATACTGGACGGTGAAGCGTGGGATTTGGCGGGTGATAACCTGCGAATCGGCAATGACCGCGACCCAATCACTGCCCTTGCTCCTGCACAGAACTTTGACCTGTATGTTTTTAAGGAAAGATCAATTTATAAGGTAACGGCTGACCCAACTCAAAATGTTTCAGATTGGACTATCAAGCTCATCAATAACCGGACGGGTTGTGTGGCTGATGGCACAGTTCAGCAGGTTGGTGCGGACATTATGTTCCTTTCCCGTGACGGCGTAAGGTCTTTGCAGTCTATTCAAGCCGGAACAGAGACAGACATCTCCCTGCCTGTAAGTCGTAACATCAATGATTACATTGGCCGGATCAATCAAGCTGCGGTCAGCAAATGCACTGCAACCTACTGGCGCAACCGTTATATGCTCTCGGTTCCGCTGGATTCAGCCACCACACCGGACACGGTTCTGACTTACAACCTCCTTGCCGGTGCATGGTGCGGGTTCTGGACAGGATGGGAGGCAAGAGACTTTGTGATTAGCGCGTTCAGCGGTCAGTTAAAGTTGAACATCGGGACGCAGAACGGTGAGCTTTATACATGGGACGATACTACCCCCGAAGCATCGACAACCATAGCAGACTTTAAGGATGGCAACTCTACTTACGAGTCCTACATCACGACACGATCCTACACCTACGGGGAAACGTGGGGTGACAAGATTGGTTACTCTTCACAGTTTGACTTTGGAAACATCCACACTGACGCAGTGGTGGGGGAGATTAACTACTATAAAGACTTGTCCTCATCGGGGAGTGCGCTTGACGCAAGCCTTTCCTTGGCGGGCGATACCAACCTTATCCAGAAAGGTTACAATATGTTGCCTAAAGGTAGATTCAACCAGATGCAGTTTAAGGTGACAGCAGACGGTGGAAGGCTTGCCCTACAATCAGTCCAGACCAGCGCGTTTGGCCAACCCATTGACCCACAACGATGACCGCCCTGAATCTAATAACACTATCTGTAGGCCAACTTTTTAATCAGCACCTTGAGCATTGTAAGGAGTGGAAACCTGCTACTTTATTGAGGTGGGTGGAGTGGTTCGTCGTCAAAAAGAGGTACTGGACAGTAGTACGAAACGGGGAACTGGTTGGGGCTGCGCTTGTTCGGTTCGTGGACGATGAAGAAGGTTGCAGGACTGACTATATGGATACAGGCGGGAAAGTTTGTTTCGTGGACGCGACAGTGGCGCAGGGTGATGATGTGATGAGGGAGCTTTATACAAAGATGTTTAATGATATAGGGCATCGAGCAGAGACAATGGCTTGGGTAAGGCCAAAGCATGATAATAAGATAATTTGTGTTCCGATGGAACGCGCAAGGAGAAGACTAATAAAGGGATAACATTATGGGAAAACAAGACCCTCCAGCAGCACCAACTCCACCTTCAGCAGCAGAAATATCTGCGGCAAATGTGGAGACAGCCACAGCCATGCAGGAACTGCAACGTGCAATGCAGTTTGGTGGCGAAGTACTAAAGGATGGCTATGTTCTTGAGGAGTTGGACGTTCCAGAAGGGTCAAAACCTGTTTACTCAACCCAAGAGATTCGCACCACCATGCCGAAGTTCATCATGGATGCGAAGAAAAACGCCCCACGACTAAAGGTTGGCACTGACGGAAAGATTGAAAGCCAGTGGGTGGGGAAAGATAATCCAGACACTTTCGCTAAAGAGGGCAATTATGTAGGAATGAACTGGTGGGAGGCTGTGGAGCAGCAAAACAAGGGGCATGAGGAAGCAGTGAAGAACCGCATCCCATCAAATTTATGGACACATGAACACGGCGGTGCAGGGTCACAATATGGAACCACGACAGTAGAAACCCTTTCAGGGTACGAGGGCGGTGATGGAGAGTTCACCCCTTCTAGTCGATACTTTAAGATTGATGACAAAGGTAATCGCACGGAAGTTAGAAGGGACGAGGCGTTAATGTCTGACTTCACGGGGATGAGTGATACTGACCTCGCTCGGAAGCAATGGGAATTTGAGAAGGAGACTTCACCGGAAAGAACAGAGTTCTTCCTTGACCAACTTGAACAGTACGGCCCTGAAGCAGCAAAGTTGGGGCGCACGGTTCTTGAGTCAACCGATCCAACCGGATTTGCTGCAAGAGAGTTGCTTGGAAACCTTGCTCAAGCATATCAACCTGCCGATGTCCCTGCCGCTCCAGAGATGCAGGAGATAGGAGAGGTTGCTGCGGCTGAAAGGATTGCTGCCCCACCTACCCTGTCTGAAGTGGCTTACACTCCCGAATACCAAAGGGCAGGTGAGTTAGGTGATCTTGGAAGGGTACAGGCTGCACCGCAGTTTGCTGAACTCGGAACAACTGGCCCCACACTTGAAGGTGCAGCAGAGATGGCTGCATTGGAGAGGACTCAAGCTGCGCCAAGTCTGGAAAGGTTACAGGACATTCCAGAAATGCAAGCTGACCCCACTTCCCTTGCCGGTAGAAGGTTCGCAGAACAACAATTTATTGATCGGGCGCAGACAGGCCGCACATCTCAACTCATGGCCGAGGAAGCAAGAAGGGTTGCAAGAGGTAGAGCGGCTGCGACCGGAAACATTTTTGGAGGCGGTGCGGTTATAGAAGAGGCGCGTGCAGTACGCCAAGCCGAAGATGCAGGGCAACGTCAGGCTCTCTCTGACTTGATAGGGTTCCTGCAATCGGGGCAAAGTGCGGGTGATTATGAATCACGACTAGCACAGCAGAACCTCGCCAACCGTCTAATGGGCATCCAGCAGAGAACGGGTGCTGAACAGGCCGAGTTCGGCATGGGACAGGAAGTTACAGGTCAACGCAATGTTGCTGCGATGCAGGAACGTGCTGATGAATTGAGCGCAATGGGTCAACGCAATCAGGCGGAACAACAGGAGTTCCAGAACCTACAAGCTGCCATTGACCAAGCGAACCAAGTAAGAGCGCAGCAGTTCGGCGTTGATATGCAAGCTCAAGAGTTCAACACGCAACAAAGGATGCGTGAACGGGCGGATGAACTTTCGGCAATGGCGCAGCGTAATCAGGCTGAAGAGTCTGAATACCAGAACCTTCTTCAAGGTTTACAGCAACAACAGAACGTGAGGACTGCGGGGTTTGGCATGCAACAGCAAGCTGTTGGGCAAAGGAACCAAGCTGCCGAGGCAGACTTTGCTAAACAACAATCGGCACTGGCGCAACGCAATCAAGCCAGACAGCAATCCTTTGCCAACGCAATGCAGAGGACTGCCACGCAGCAGCAGATGCAGCAACAACAGATGGCTAACCTGCAGAGCTTTAGCGGGTTAGCACCTGTTAGCCAGCAATTTGGTGGAATGGCTGGAGCGCAACAGGGTATGCAAGCCACATTTAACCCAATCCAGTATCAACCGACCAGCGCACAGGCGTTGCTGCAGGGTCAACAACAGTTGCAAAGCAGCCTGTTTGGGACTGAGGCGAACATATGGAGTCAGCAAGCGCAGATAGCAAATCAACCGAGCGCATTCGGGCAGGTAGTTGGAACTGCTGCCGGAGCGTTCGCTGGAGGGTTTGGTGAAAAGGTAGGGACAAAGGCAGCGAAGAAGTGGTTATAAAAATCATGGCAGCACTCAAGGACATCGTAAGAAGTTGGATGGACAGTAAAATACAGGGTTAACATTGTGTAACAC